GGGGCTATGCCGTCGGCACGCTTAGATGCAGACCCAACCTTGCCACCAGCCTTAAAGCCTTCTTTCATCCGGCGACGTGCTATGTACATATCTGGCTCCATGCCAAACCTATCCTTGCGTAGATAGCTGACATTGGTTGACCGACCGGCGCGAGCGTCAGGGGCAAACGATGACATGGATGGTGATTCTGGCTTAGCAGGTTTGGCCGCCGGCTTGGCTGCCTCCCCTCTACGGGTCAAGCCTTTTTGAGCATTCATGTAATCACGCAGGTTATCAAAACCCGCTTTTTTCATCTGCTCTTTGGTTACTACGGGAGACTTAGTAGCGGTCTTTGTAACCGTACGACTGAAACCAGCAGATCCTGGCTCTTCCATTTCTGATACAGAAATGCTTTCCTTAACCTTTGGTTTTTGCTTTTCCTCTTCAGCCGCTTCATTAATGCGTTCTTGGATGGTTCGCGGACCCATCTGACCAAAGCCTTGGTACTCAGAAAACGAGTCAACCAACTCGCCTTCATTGAATCGCTTGACTCTACGCTTCTTCATGCTACCCCCTACTTTAGTAGCAAATTCCGTCCATGGACGGAATTACTTCATCACGACCATCGTGCCTTTAGTCTTACCACGCTTGGCGCATCCATCGGCAGCTTTCACGTAACCACCGGCTTTGAACATCTTGCCAAGGTTAGGGCGCTGGTCCATCTTACGAAGCTTGGCATCCTCTACTTCTTGTTGCATCGCACCCTTCTCTTTTTGGGTGGGTACAAGATCGTAGTTAGGGTTGTAGTTCGTGTCGCCATGGCGCCCACGGCCTTTACGGGGATCATTTTCAGACATTATGGACCCTCCACTTTTGTATCCACGCTCTTCACGTTCTTTTTTCTTTTTCATCGCATTTACTGCCGAAGCTTCTGACCCAACGCCGCCAGGAACAAGGCTTCGTCCTATTGCATTTGCGGCTCGCCCTATAAGCGATTCGCCTCTTTTTAAGCCGCCTCCAATTGCGGATTCTGATCTTGCGGTTCTTGTTGGACCTAAACCACCTGCCATTATGGTTTGCTCATTTTTTGGTGTAAATCCTCCAGCCAATATTGACGCCTTTAGCCGTTCGTCTTCGTCTCTATCTGTCACACCACCTTCTGCAAATTTACGTTTTTGCATCATCATTTCCTTTCAGCGAGGGCATCAATTTTTGCTTCAAGTCTTGCAAAGCCTGAGTCAAAGCGTTCAATAATCTTTTCCATGTCAGCACGAACTTCTGCGCGAGTGATGTGATCACGGGCAATTTCCTCCCGGGTTCTGTTAAGTAGGATCTGGATGCGCTTCTGTTCATCTGAAGCTTGCTTAAGCATGAACATCACCAAACCCACAAAGAACGATGTGATGAGATTCCAAATAAGAGCGCCCGTATCCATTCAACACTTCCATGCGCGTAGACTTTTGTTAATACGGCTATTAGGATCTTTGGCTGTTTTGGCCGACGTAAGTTTCTTTTTCATCCCTTCCATTCTGGCGCAGAATGATTTCTTACGTGAACCGCCCTCGGGTTGAGGAGCCTTAAGACCGGGCTTATCGGGATTGGCTGCGTTATAAGAAGCCCGACCCTTGGCGTTTAAGCCACCGGCCGGGTTTTTACCTTCTTTGCGTTGCCAAGCCGGCGTCTTAGCCATAAAACACCGTGACTTTGGCGTTGGTCAGTGTGGCGTAAGCACTTGTCTTACACCAAACGCCATTGGCAGGAATGAGTACAGCAAAAGTTTCACCATTAGCAACTGTGTTAATGATGAACTTGCTTGTGCCGCTCGATCCGCCGTCTTTAATCTCAACGCTGCCAGTAGATGAGCCCGGTTCAATAACCAACCCGCGGACACGAGTTGGTGTAGCCGAGACATCACCAGACGCAGCAAGAGACTTGCCTAGGACGTCTGTGTCCATGTGACACTCCTATTAGGACGTTGCGAATGGTGTAGCGACAGTTCCTGAGCCAAGGGCAATACCGTTGACCATGTACTTGTTGGCTGCGATCGCAACGATCTGGACCCATGATCCAGCAACGCCACCGGTCGTTGTGCCATTAAAGTTAATGAAGTCATCGCTTGCACCGGCTGTATAAGCCACAAGCGCATTGGAAGAGTCAGTATCAACACCAAGGATCGTACCGACAAACTTGTCAGTGCCATCGGTACCAATCTTGAGTGACGAAGTAGCAATCGTGGTGGGAACCCAGATCGTATAAACAACGCCTTCGTTGTTAGCCGTATTGGGGTCATTGCCAGGGCCAGACGAGGATACGTTAGCCGAGGTATTGATTGCAGGAAGTGTCAGAACCACGTTAGCAGCAAGTGTGCCGCCCACGGAAATAATCCGACCGGCATGGGCCACGGGATTCAGTGTAGTACTGGAAGTGATCTCAACAACGGTCGATGGACCCTGCTGATAGATACCGCCAAGCGAACGGACTGGGCCGTCAAAGGTAGAAATAGCCATGATAACTCCGCGTAGTAGCGCATCCTCATACCGTCTCTACTAAGTCTGCTAGGCCAGTCGGTATGAGTTAAATCCTAGTAGGGTGGTTGTATCAGTTTGTGGGGTGGGTGTCAATGAGCTTTGCGCGTATTAACGCTAAATCATTGTCGGTTGGCTTTGAGTCTACGCCACCATACTTAAAGGTGTAGCCCACTAACCGCCCTTTTGATAAAGGCTCTCCAGACACCAAAGCTCGGCGCAACGTGGGCATGGTCATGTCATAGTACTTTAAGACCACAGAAAGGCTTGGAAACAAAATACCGTCGGGCATTACAAATACTGTTTTGCTCATCTTCTGTCTAGCCTCATCAGTGTGTTTCCGACCAAGCCAATGTTTATGGCTTCTACCAGCTTCAATATTTGCCTTAATCTTTAGCAACCCTTGCTCTGAAACTTTGCGACCCTCTGCTTTTGGCTTGCCGCGCTGTGCGTCACCAATTTTTTGTTTCGTTTCCTCAGAAAGTGTTTTGCCGTAACGATAGTGATTTTCCCCTGCGGTCGGGGTTCTGTTCTGTCTAATCTTGAGTTTTGTTTCTTCGCTGTGTGTTTTACCAACTCTTGGGTGATTAAAGTAGTCGGCAGCATAAAACTCTTTTAGCGTTGCAGATATTTTTTCTTTTTGTTGCTCTGCCATTACACGGCCAAAGTTAGGCGTTGCTTCTGGCGGCGCGTTTCTCCACGGTGCGTCTGATGAATATCCAGAGTTATAGCAAGAGGGTTTTCCTACATGCTGAACAAGATAAATATCCTCTATTTGTTGAAGCGACATCGTTTCCGGGACTGTCTCTACAACAACAAATTCAAATTTATCTTCGCCGTATTTATTCCATGCCGCCTGCAAATGTTTGCAGTGGTGTCTGTTACCACGAAGTAATTTACGGTGCTGTCTAAAACGCACCTTTTTGTTTGTTGTGCTGCCTACATAAAACTTGTTGTTGACTACGTTGATAATTTTGTAAATGACCTGTTCCATGTTCCCTCCGTTACAAAGCCATAACCGTAATGTACCGCAAGGAACCAACAATGTCAACAGACAAAGAAAAAGCCCGCTTTTTAGGGCGGGCTTCTCAAGCTAAGTGCTTGATATATAAGGCTTAAGCGCCTTGAGAGCCAAAGATACCTAACGGATCGCTCACTCCGAATGAGTATCGCTCTCTCGCTTTATATCTGACGTTCCCCGTATCGAAGTCCCCGTCCATTCCAGTACTCATCGGTGTCCGCACGAAGTGCTTCAATCCGTTGGGTACATCGGTGGTGAGGAACCAGCCGTTCGTGTCGGTCAAGAAGTGGTTGATCGTATAGCCTTCTGGGATCGAACCGTTGTTCTTGATGGCGTTGATGTCGTTGTTGTTGGTGCCGACACGGAGTTCGGTTTCCAACAGACGCGTTGCCACGAACTGGAGGTTAGGAGGAACGATAAGCTTGCGTGGGCGAGCTGCGATCAACAGATCACGTTCGTCGGTCCAAGCTGCGATTTGAATGACTGCGTTTTCCAACGAAGTCTCGTTCAAGTCTGCCTGGGTCGCGGGCGTGTTGCTGTTAGTGCCGCCGGATACAAGAGGATGTGCTGTAGAGAACAGAGGCTGGCCGTCACCGTAAGTAACGCTTGATGCCCATCCGTTGTTCAATACGGCTGCTGCTTTCACCTGCTTGGTGTATGCCATGGCGCGTGCAAGTGCCTTGGTATAACGTGAGCTGAGCGAGTCGTACAGGTTGTCTTCGATTGCCTCTTCGGTAATCGAGAAACCCATAGCAATCGTCTCATGGGTGTAGCGAGCTGTCCAAGCTTCCTGCGCGTTGTCATAACGAATCGCAGCGCCTTCGTTCTTGACCGGTGCGGCCGAGAATCCAGACAGCTTGGTTTCCTCTTCAAATGAACGCTCAGAGGTCTCGGTTTCGTAGATCTCTTTGTGTTCTTCGCCATAACGAGCGTACTCAAGACCGAACAGGGCGTTCAGGCCGGGGAGCAGCTCTTTCAGTAGTTGTGCGCGTGAAATAGCCATTTAAGTTTCCCCTTACAGTCCGACTGGGTTGTTGTACGCATGACCGCCCGTCACCACGCCAGTTGCCTGCACTACATAAGCTGCATTGAACTTAACGATGATTTCTGGGTAGTAAATCGTACTGCTATATGTGAATGCCGTATCGGGCACCACATCAATGATTCGCAACGGCAATGTCTGTGTCGTTGCACCGGTTGCAATATCTACTGCGTAACGGCTGTCCTTGGTCGTGGTATTCAAGGTGTTTGCAACCATGGCTACGTTCAGACCGATGTCTGTGTACTGGAAACCAGACGTGGTCGAAACTACCGTGGTTCCACTAACACCACAAACCTGGAACAACTGATCTGGATCTTCACAGACATAAGCAACAATATAAGTGTTGCTTGCTACTGCGGTGCCAGAAATCCATGCTTGCGAGAACGTGGGTTGACCAGTTACAGCAGAAACAAACGTACAGCCCATGAATACACCAGCAAAGCCAGTGACCGGGGCAGCAGTTGTCTCGGTACAAACAACAATGCAACCATTGTTGTCAAACTTCACAGGGTCACCAAAACCAATGCTCGATGCGCTGGAGTTTACGATCCGGCGCTGACGAGTGGCTCCGGCAAACACCTGACCGCCGATCAAGTTGATCGGACGCAGGCCATATGGGCCTGAAATCGTCGGGTAAGCCATTTGAGTTACTCCAAATGAGGTTATCTTTTACCGAATTGGACCTCGGTGCGTCTGTCATTAAACAGTGGCATCCGTGGGTCGTTTTCGCGCATAAAGTTGCTGTCCACACTCTTCATCCAATCGTTGGCTTGCTTCAGGTAATGGGTATTACGCTGATCAACCATCTCAACGGGAGCGCGGCACAACATTAATCCACCAATCTCAATATTGCCGGTTTGAGGTCCGGTTGCGAGCAGGGCTCGGGTTACCTCGGGATAGTCTTCCCACTTGCATGGTTCAAATCCATCCTGATGACGGCTGGCTACATTCCTTGCGTCGGACTGCCCCAGTACTGCGGTGCGTACCCAACGATGTCTCCAACCATCCCGCGGGAGAGGATCAGGCAATGAGCTGGGCGGCTTCCATTGCTTCGGACGTTCCGTGGTTTCACGGGTCTGTGCTTCTCTGGATTCGCGGCTCATAACTTTCCTTCCATGCGTAGTTTTGCCAATTCCATGGCGTATTTTTCAAGCGGAACTCCAAGCCTCTTGGCCGTATTAGCTTCTGAGGTTGTCAGCTTCAGTTTTTTAGGTGGCGAGCTGCGCGTTGCCGGGGCAACCACCGAAGCAGGAGGCTTTGCTTTTTCCTCTGGCGGCTCCCGATCGCCAAAGTACTCAGGGAATTTCTCCCTTACGCGAGAATTAATCTTCTCGTAATACTCATCCGTCAATGCGTAATGTTCGCCATTTTCCCGAGTAAGCTTTTTATGCAGGCCCATGGCAAAAAACGTCATCTCATCATCTACCCCAGGCTCGCCTGATTGACCAAACCACTTATTATTGGCCTTCCAGGTTTCTGCTTTGCGGTCTTGATAAGTATTCTGCTGAACATTATAAGCAGGGTTTTGTTGCTGTGGCAACTCGGGCGCTGGTTCGGGCGCAGCGGGTTTGAAGTTTTTAACCCGATCAGCCTTTAACATCGCCACATTTAATGCTTTCTGGGCTGCCAATATCCTGTCAGATTCTTGGCTATCCAACGCTTCTTTATAACTACGCTCTGCCTCAGCTACCTCTTTATCTGTGGCAAATTGCATCGTCTTTATTAACGTGCTTTCACCCGTAGTTAGTTTCTCTTTCAGCTTTGCATTTTCTTCAGCAATTTGTTTTGCATAGGCAATAGCTGCCTCACGCTCACGCTGCGCCTCTTCCTTGGCTCTGCGCTCATCGTGATACCCATGCTTCAAATGCTGAATGCGTTTCTTTACATTATCTGAATACTGTTTGATTTCATCATCAGGTATCTCAGATGGATCACCCTTTAATGGCGTCGCATTCCTATCCGCCTCGGGGCGATCGTCAACAATCTCGATCTCTGCCTCACCCTCGACTTCAAATTCAATCTTCTCTTCACTCATAACTTCCCCTTTATGCGCGGCTATAGCCACGAGGATCTTGAACCACACCCTCTATGGTGTCGTCGTTGATCAAACGAAACTCCCGTCCGTGAATCTTGAACCGGGTTCCTGAATAAGCACGCACTAAAACAAAATCGCCTTCCTTGCACCATGGTCCCGTTGGGAACTTTGCCGCATCCTTATAGCAATCCGGTCCCATCTTCAGTACAAACAAAACAACCGTGCTGAACTCTTCAATTTTTGCAAGCGAATCAGGCTTGAATAAACCATTGGCAAACTTATCCTCTACCTCTGGTAAGGCGCATAACATCCGATAACCCGTGGGCTCTGGGAGTTGCGTTGCTTCCTGCTGAGAATCCTCAGTAATATCACTCATCGTATTCCTTCATTCGATTGGCAAGGTCTTCGTTGATGCGCCTTGCGACCAAAAGACCTTGAATCTGGCCGCAGACGAATTTGTACTCCTCAAAACTCTTCATGCTCCCTTGCGAGAGTTGTCCTTCTAAATACCTAATCTGCTTATCAATCTCTAGCTCTACAGCTTCGGCGTAATTCATTTACCCATCCTTGCTAAAGACTGATCGCGCTGAATATCCGCCGCCTTATCAATCATCTTGGCCGCTATATTCTGCTCAGCTATCTGGTTCATGCTCTGAATCCGTTGCTGCTCAAGCATCACCTTGTCCTGCTGAGCCTGTGCTTTCAACATAATGTCAGCCTGATCCTTCTGAGCCTCACGCTGCTCCTTCTGCTGCTTAAGCGCCAACTCTGCCTGTTGCATCTGGACCAAAGGATCTTGTGCTTGCTGTTGAGCCTGCTGTTGTTGAGCCTCTGCCATGTGCTGCTGTAGTAACTGCTGAGCACCTCGCGCTGCAAGCCTTGAGATTTCAACCTCGAAGTCTTCAGGTAAAGGCTGATCTGGTGGTGGCAATGGCACACCAAGCTGCTGCTCGATCTGCTTGCGGTACAAGAACGCCATGTGCTCATTGATATGGGCCATGGCCGCAGCCATCATCACACCGCCTTGGGGATTTTGCTGCACCTGCTGTCTCAACATCGGATCTTGGATAGCCGCCGTATGGACCGCCAAGTGAGCCTCATGATCTTGGTAGATAAAGGCTTTCACTGGCTGCATCGTCAGTATGGCCATGTTCTCCGATACCGGATCACGAGGTTGCTCTGCCTTGGCTGCTGGGATCAACTTATCAATGTTCTTGATACCCAAGACTTCCAACATGCGCTTATGTAACTCTGGCATGTCATAGATCTGTGGAGCCTGTGCTGCCAACTGTAGTACTGCTTGATACTGAGTAACCCGCTGTGCAAGGGTTGTTGCATTAGGATCAGATACTGGTATGACATCAACCAAGTCATAGTCAGCTTGTTTGACCAGCCTTCCGCCAGGCGCATCTACGTCGTAGCTATATTCTGTAGGTGCATAGTCTCTAATAATAGAAGCAAGAAGCTTAAACTCCTGACGCATGGAGTAATGAAGCCTTGCCTGCACCGCAGACATGACCTTGAGGGTTCTCTCCAATACGGCAAGCGTCGTACCAACCGGTGTATTCGCGGACAAGTCCGAAATCTGCATATCAGCCGTTGCAGCAAACCGGCGGCCTTCTTGAACTATCGTCTGTAGCAACTGGTAAAGAACCTGACTTGGTTCTTTGTAAGGCAGCGGAAGGATGTTGTCCCTAATTGAACCTGATGGCACATCCACATCCCTGAACTCACCCGGCGCGATCGGTGTGTCATCACCCTTCACTCGCAGGCCACGGGACTTCAATCCACCAGGGAGGTTTGATAACGTACCCGCATCTACCAACTGACGAATCAAAGACGTGCCAGACTTGGCAAACGCACCTACCAAGTGGATCAATCCAAAGCCATAGAACCCAAATCCCGGAATGTACGGGTAATGGACAAAGTGCATCCGCTTGAGCTTTAACGGATCCTCTTCATACCAGTTCCTACGAATGGCTAGGATCTTGTTCGTGCTTTCATCAATCGTCACCACATAAGGCAGTGCAATTTCCGTGGGGCCGTTCTTGTCAGTATCCTCAAATCCTGGAAGATCTAGCTCTACGTGCATCTCAAGAATGCGATACCTGTCATCCATCGTGGCTGACATACCTTCTTCTTCAGCCTTACGCTTTTCTACCTCACTCAATACCGTGGATGGCTCGCCTAAATCCACATCGCGCCAGAATCCTGCGTGCTGAAGCTTCCTCACTTCATTTTGTGTCTTACGCATGATGTGCGTAATCCTTGGCGCCGACCTTAAATCG